ACCAAAGTTTCTTGATGGTTTAACTCTAAATAAAAATGATGAATAAATTTGTATTACGTTTCTGCAATGATTATCGCAAGGTGTATTAGCAAGTCTTTGATTAAACTCGTTATCTAATTCTAAATTATATCTATTTAGATATTGACCTAATGTATAATCGTATCCACCATTATAAGATCGTATGTAATATTCCCAATTCGTAACTGTTTCTTTATAGTCTTTATGAACTTCTAGTGCTGAATCTCTGTTATATGCCATTACTTAATTGCCCATCTCGTTGGTTTGGAAAATGAAACATTACTTGTAAGGGGTTTAATATAGTCAATTAAATATCCTAGTGCATCATTCATATGATCGAAGCCCATCTCCTTATCAGGTATGTTTGTATTTTCTTTAAACACCTGTCTTTGTAATCCTTTTATCATTGTTTTACAAGATTTTGAAACAAAAATATATCTGTTACCTTTAGAATCCTTTAGCTTACTATTAACAGCATTGATTCTATCTCTAACTGATGGGTGCTTATGTTTAACTTTTACTTTGAAACCAGCGTTCTGCAATATAGATAAATCAGTTCGTCCACCAGCTGATGTTTTACGTTGCCTTGAAGCTGGGTCAGGGTAAATGATAATTGGCATTTTAGAACCATATCTATCTCTTATTTCTTGGCACATTTCATCAGTATTACTTGAATAAATTACTATCTCATCAACTACATAAATCTTATCTTTTTCTATTTGTGTTACACAAGAACTCATTGGCGACACGTTAAAATCCATACCAATATGTAAAGGTTTTTCCCAATCAATCTTTTTATCTACAACAGACTCAACAGGGTGAAAATTATAATAAACAGCACCCGCATAATTCTCAAAAGTTCCCTCAAACTCTTGTCTAAATGTTCTAATATCTATGTCTTGTTTAGCTTGTTCTATTTCTTCTTTAGAAACCATACCACCTTGAATAGTCGTATATTGGAAACTAGCCCATTGATCGTCTTGCTTGCCTTTAAGATACATTTCATAAGACCAATTACCATAACCTTTAGGTGTTCCACACATCATAACATTTCCTAAAGTATCTGATACTGATGCTCGTAATACTTCAAACCAAGTTCTTTTGTCTATATCTGCAAACTCATCAAGTATTAAAAAGTTTAATCCTGTTCCTCGTAAAGCATCATAATTATCAGCACCTTTTAGTGAGATCGTACTGTTTGTTTTTCTGATTCGGATTGTAAGAGTTGTCTCGTTTATATCCTCAATCCAATTAAACTGATTGAGCATTTCTTTTAAATTAGACCAACATATCTCTTTAGCCATTTTAAAAGTTGGTGCTACATACCATATTTGCTGGTTTGGTTTAGATGCGTACTTCATCATTTCAGTAATACATAAATAAGTTTTACCGAATCTTCTGCCTGATATTAATACTCTAAATCTTTTATCACACGAACTGACTTCGTATTGTGGCTTCGTTAATTTAATTTTCATATTAACTAGATACTATTCCCTGACATTTAAAATTGACCATTACCTTGCCTTTGATAACTTCGTCCATACCTAGTTCTTGGTTTATCGTAATTGCGTTTAAATATCCAGCAGTAGCACAATCATAAAACGTATTGTAAGGTTCTAATTGCGGAAATGGGTCAGAACATTGTTGATAAACAGCAGAACATATTTGTAAAACTAATATGAACTTCACTTTCTTTTCTTTTTATAGAATAATCTATTTACCCGTATTTTCCATATCCACGCTGATATTCTTGAAGCTATATGCTCTATTTTTCTTAATATAAAATCTATCATCTTTTTCATTCTAATATAATTTTCTTAATTGATTTTGAACCATCTACATTTGTTTCTAACTCTGCCGTTCCACTCCAACATTTGTAAGATACAGATTCGTTAAATTGTCTTTCAGCTTGTCTCTTATGTTTTAAGCAAGTAGCCATAGACTCTTGTATTCTTGCTTCCTTAATCTCTCCGTT